GTAACGACGATTTTCAGCCTCAGTAGCACGGTAACGAACGTGTAAGAACGGACGCTTAGCGTTTTTACCAAGTACTTGGTCGTAAACAGTTGTAGAACCTGCAGGAACTAATAGACCTGTTACTGTGCCTGCTGCAGCACCACCTGTAGGAAGGCCACCACGCATAGTTGGGTCGTTAAGGTATTTCCAATCTGACTTGTAGAAGTCGTAAGAACCACGACGGAAACCTGTGAAACCAAGGTTCAAAGCCATGTCCTTATCGTTGTCAAACAAACCATAAGAAGTACCACCTGCACCGTAGCTGTTTTGAGCTGCAAGGATATCATCTACGTTCAAGCTAAATGCACGATTCAAGAACAATACGTTCTCTTCGATAGCACCTTGCTTATCCAAGCGAGAGATGATTGTGTCAAAGTCAGCAAGAGTAGTTGGGTTACCACCACCCCATACGTTACCGCGAGTATTTACTGCGTAGAATACACCCTCAGAACCTTTGAAACCTGCACCAACAGCACCTGATAATGGAGCAGCAGGAACTGCTTCAATCATAGATGTTTCGAGGTAGTCATCAAAACGAAGACGAGTTTCGTGCTCAGACTTCAAGTACCAAAGGTAACCTGTAGCACCATTCTCAGTGGTTACTTCAACCCAACCAATTTGAGCCATGTCAGAACCGTTAACAGCATACTTATCCTTAAGGATGATTGGGCTGTTAGAGTAAATATCGTCATCAGCTTCCAAAGAACCAACCATTCCGTTAGTACCTTTTTTAAACTCAGAACCATAAATAAAGATGGTAACAGTTGAGCCAAGACCGAATGCTTGACCTGCACCTTCGTAGTAAGCAACGTCAATAACACCTGTAGTAGTGTTGACTGCAGTTACGATAGCTTTGTTAGAAGCACCTGTAACGTTGTCAGAAACGTTGATTGTTTGTCCAACGCGGATAGCGATTGGCTTACCTACTGCAGTTGGAATTAATACGTCGTTAACTGTGATTGTAGCTACGTCAGAACCTGCTCCTGAGTTAGCGTTACAGTTAGTGTATTTAGTGTGTAGACGACCTTGTTCAGTCCACTTAATCATATCTGAGTTAGACGGCATCTCAGCACCTACCATTCGCAAGAATGAAGATACAGTACGATTTCCGTAACGCTCAAATTCCTTCTCGTAAGTATCAGGAAGATACTGATTCAAGAAGTCAAAGTTAGTAATGTAGTTTGTTTGCAATGCTACTTGTTGAGCATTTGGCTGCAAAGCAAAACCGGGGGTTGATAAAACTGGCATTGTTTTGTGTTTTTGTTAGTTATTAATTTTTTCTACTTACAATTTTGAGTTTGTTACCCGAATCAGGGTTAACAACTCTCATTTTCATTTCCCCATTTGCGATGGACTCCGGCGCTCTCCTCTCAGACATATTTACATTTTTAATCTTACGACTCAAGTCATCCGTTGCGTCCGCTTGGCCTTGCTCATAAAAGAACTTAGCGAAGCGCTCAGGGTTCATTGCCATTGCTAAAGACCTGTGGTATCCTGCTGCGTCTTTCATTAATCCATTTTCATCCAAATACTTCGTTATGAAGCTGTATGGATTACTTTGAATCTTTTTTATTTCCTCACGGTCTGCAGGCAAAAAGGTGAATTTTTTATCATCCAATGTGAAATCAAAACCTTTGAAATCACCATTAAATAATTCTTCAGTCTTTTGCTGAAACCATTCGGCTTTACGCAGATTCTCCTCTTCGAGGCTTTTAGCTTCTGACATATATTGTTTATAAGACTCATACTCTTCTAAATCGACGTTTGGAGAAGAGCTCGTGCTTGACTCAAGCGGAACTCTGTATTTCTCTTTTTGGTCGTTAAAGAATTTCTTTGCCTCATTAACAGCCTTTTTCTTTTTGAGTTTTGTCTTTTTAACTGCTGACTCATCATCGTAGTCTTCGTCATAGAAAAACTCATCTAATAGTACATCGACGTCATCATCATCCAATCCTTCTTGTGTAGACAAGTAGAATTTACGAAGCAAATCGTCTTCATTCATAGAATCGTAATCTTTGTTTAACTCTTTAAAGTCTTCAAAGCTACGCCCTGTTTCTTTTTTGTACTTTAGATAGGTCTTAATCTCCTCGTCCATCTCTTCTTGCTCATCTCTCTGAGATGTCAAGTCATCAAAGGACTTGAGTTCGCGACCATATCGCTTACCTAAATATGAAAGAACTTTATCATCATCTAACTCAATCTCTTCAGTTTGAGCAGGTGGTGGTGTTGGTTCATCTACAACTTCTACAGGCGTCTCTTGAGATTCCTCTATTTGTTGTTGATGTTCATCTAATAATTGTTGTTCAACTTCTTGAACGCTTTTTGATTCGGTCGCTCCCAAATCTCTTACTTTGATTTCCATTTGATTAAAATTTACATTACAAAATTATACATTTTTTTAATAGTATTTTTTCAATACTATCTAGGCTCAAATTCAGCTAAGTCAAAACCATCTAAACTATCTTCATTTGATTCAAAATCAATTGGAGGTAAATTATTCTTGCGCTGCTCAATTAACTTTGATTGCTGACTATTTTGAATAGAGATTCTTTTATCCTTAGCCTTTTCTTTTTCGTCTTCTCTTTGCTTTAAATTTTGAGTTTCCATTCCCTTTAATTGCATCTGCATATCAAACTCAGTCTGCATTAGCTGTTGCTTGAGAACGGCTTCGTTTTTCATTTTTTCAATTTCGAATGCAACTTCTGCTTGTTTTATTTGCATCTTAGATTGAGTCTCTGCTTGAATTTTAGCCATAGCTGTTTCAGCTGCCATTTGCTGTGACTGTAGGTTTTGCTGAGCAACCATAGCCTGCTGCTGCATCTGAAGTCGCTCCTCTCTATCCTGCTTCTTAACTCGTTTAACCTTAAGAAGTTGATTAGCCAATTTAATGTTCTTAATCTCACGGATATCAATCGCATCTTCAAGGTTAATATCGCCTTTAGATAACGCGATTTGAATGTTCTGCTCGAGTTGTGCCTTTTCTTCTTCATCCGGTGAAATTTCAATAAAGATTCCAAAATCATACACGTATAAATCCTTAATCTCATTTAAGATAGATACGTTGTACTTTCCAATTCTATTTGCAAAGTCATCCTTGAAGTCAGCGTATTGCAAAATGTCAGCTACTCTATATGTTAATGCCTCTGCCAATGAGCGGAACATAAATAAACTAGCCTCTAAGATGTGACGTGTTGCTGTATTTGAGTTAAGTGCTGCAAGCTTCTGTACGCCAACCAATGCTCTTGGGTCAGGCATAGAGCCATCACGTGCTTCGTTAAGTCCTGTGACAGAACGCAGCATATCCATGTAGTGATTGTAGTTTGCAATTAGGGTTTGTAGTTTTGACGCACCTGAACTTCCTGCAATAGCTTGAATAGGAACTCGGCCGTTGTTGAACTCACCGTCTTGAGTGTAGCTACGTCCGATTACACTACCCGTTTGGAAGTATAGTCGGAGTGCATCCTCGGGATTGTAAGCAGCCCCCGTACCTAAATCAACTTCATTAAGGCCATCAGCATCAATGAATACACCGTCAGGAACTGTACGTGCAATAACCTGCTGCATCTTTAAGTGAGTAATTTGAATCAAGTCAGCGAATGGAATCATTCGACGAACCAAAGACTCAATTACACCTTTATACATACGAGGTGCAACAGCAACGTAGTTTGGTATAGCGTGTTGAGATGATGACTTAGGACGAACCATGTTCTCAGACATCTCCCACTTAAGTAAAATGTTTGTACCCATGACCATTACGCCTTCGTACCAAACATCAATTATTTTTTCAATCTTCTCAAACTTGCCCTCCTCCATCATATCAGTAGGTGGATTAAACGTGTCGTCTTTTGCAATTACACGAACGCCGCCGTTATCCAAGAACTTCTTCTTATAAACAACTTTCTTGGTGGTCTTATAGTTAAAGTATAGTAATGTGCAGGTGTCACGGTAAAAAATATCATTTTGGTAGTACTGAGCTACGTTGTAGTAGTCATACCAACTTTGGCTGTACTTTGAGATTTCAGCTAAATCGTCAGTAGTTAACGATTGGTCAATCTTCAAGAGCTCCGTAATAGGAACTGTCTTAATCTCACCCCAATAAAAACAATCTTTAAAGTAAGGGTCCTCAGTATAGCTATAGACCACG